ACAATCCATATAATACATCTCAAATCCCATATCTCTATCTTGTCTCCAAACTATATTGATACTAAAGGCTCCATACAAAATAAAATCTAATGCACATTTGCTCCACAAATCAAATAAACTATCACCAAGGCTATTAACCATGACCAATCTTGTATTATAAATTTCTTCACTTAAACTAATATCTTCTCCTCTTACACCATACCATTTTGATTGAATTGAGGCTCTATGTGTGGGAGATGAATTATATAATCTAATCAATTCTTGTGGAGCCATATTGGCAATACCATAATAAACCCAAGGCGATCTTGTGTTAATAATTAGATTTTCCTCAATAATAGGAACATTGGCAGTAGAAAAATCAAATGCTTGAATAATGTTTTCTCTATCTATTTTAGTAATTTCTTCATTCATATATCTATAAATATCTTTTTAATATCAAATAATCATTAGGCAGGATTTATTTCACCAGGAGCAAATATGTAATTAGAATTATCTTCATTACTTGATACAAAAATATCATATTGAGAGTTCATTGTTATTGCTGATTGAACAATAACTTGTGCTTCCCCATTCTCAACAACATTATATGCAAGGGCTGGATTAAGGTTTCCTGACCCATTAGGTTGTTCGCTAATTGAATAAAGGTACAAACCCTCATACGGAAATCTAATCTCACCAGCACCCGTATTATCCCCTTCAACAAAGATAAACTCATCATACCTACTCTTATGTACTGAAACATTAGGAGGAATAAAAGATACATTTTGTTTTGAGAAAATATGAGTAAATGAAAATAGATACTCTGGATTTGTTAGTTCGCTATTCTGTGATACCGTAACTACCAAAGGATTAACTTGATTTGTCTTAATTATTAGCATCTTAAAAAAACACAAGGAGGCTTTAATTCCTCCTTGTGATTATAGTTTTTTATACAAAGTTCTCAACACTTATTCCGGTAGCAACACTTGCTAAAGTTCCGTCAAGTTCATTCATTGGGTTTGGTTCCAAATATTGGAAAGTCATATTATATCCATTCGCATCTCCTAAAGCCTTTCCAGTTACTGAAGTTCCAGCACTGATAAAGCATCCGTAAGTTTGACCTAGATAAAAATAGTTTCCGTTATTGTCTTCACCAACAATAGACAATCTTTGTGATTGTGCTAATGTTTTTAAGATATTTCTTTTTGCTTGGTCTAATTTAGAAAAGAATGCTACAACTTCACCTTGATAGTATACCGTACCATTTTCTAAAGAAGCATTAACTGTTTCTGTTAGTTGGGAGGTAGTTCTAATCAATTGAAACTCGTAGTAAGTTCCTGAACCAGATATTTGAGTAATATACTCATCTCCGTCTGATGTGATAGATGTAACATTTGTGAAATCTGTTATCCACAAAGTTTTTAATCCACCCACATTATCACGACATCCAAGAGGTATTCCTGCTGTTAAATTACAACTCATTTTATATTATTTTATATTATGTTTATTTTTGTTAAAGGTGGGAGGTTTCCCTCCCGACCTTATTATTTTTTACAATCCGTTAGTTACAAAGAATTGTTGGAATGCTACTGCAGTTCCCAATTTCCAAGCCGCCATTATTCTTACTTCTTGGAAGTCTTGTGACCACCAACTTCTAAATGAATCCTCATCAGAAGCAAGGTCAGTTCCCACCAACATATATTGCATTGGTCCAGCAACAATTAAATCAGAACCATTCAATCCAGGAACACCAACTACTTTATAGTTAGTTTGTGGATGGAATACTTCATAAACCTGACCTAATGTAGGTTCAGAAAAATGGAAGTTATTTACATTTCTGATTGCTGTTAAATAACATTTGAATTGAGTTTGACTCATATAAATGATAACATCATCTCTATCATAAATGTTTCTATTCAATGATTGAATAAGATTATCAATTTGTCCCAACACAGCATTTGCTTGTGCTTGAACTGTTGCTCCAGTTACAGAACATAAAGCAGTTTGACCTGTTAATGTTACTGCTGATGCAGAGTTATTAAAGATTTCAACAAAACCAGAGAAACTTGAAGTTCCTGTAGAAGCATTCCACAATAAATCCTCATTGTATCTTTTGATTTGTTTAGTTTGCAAATCTATGATTGCTTGCTCAAATGGAGCATTCTCATTATAAGAACCTGCGTTCAAATATTGACCTAACCATAGTGTATTTAATTGCTGAAGACATAAAGATTGGTTAACCTTTAACGCTTGAACTGTGATAGGAGCAACTGTAAAAGTTACTTGACCTTCAGAAGACCAACCACAAGTAGTTCCTGTTTGAACTGATAATGTTTCACTCAATAAGTTAACATTTTGAGTTCCTTTAATTCCTGGAACTACATTACAATATTTCATAGTGACTGGTGTAAGCACCGCTTCACTGATGATATCAGCGGATAACTGATCTGTGTAGTTAGATAAACCACCCAAATTATAGTTGAAATCCATTTTTGCTAATTTGTTTTTCATTTTAATTATTTTTTTTTAGTTTTTAATCATTGCCTCTCTTAACCTTCTAAAACCTTCGTATTTAGTTGCAAGAGGATTGATTTCTTCGTTTATTATTTTTTGAGTAAATACTCTTGAACCCGCAGGTTCCTTTGAGAACTTGATAAACTTATTATCCAATTCTGCTTGTTTTGTAGCAATTGCGTCAATTTTGGTTTCAAACTTTTTAAGAGCCGCAGCGAACATAGAAGCAATTTCAGTCATTTCATCTTCTTTGCTTAATTCTTCAACATTTTCTCTTTCAGTAATCATACCATCAGCAACTACAACTCTAATTTTAACATCATTACCTTTTTCATCTTTTAAGATAATCTCATGTTCTCCATCTGGTGCTTTTTCTTTAGTTCCATCTTCTTTAACAACATCAATAGGCTCGCCTATATCAAATGTTGGGGAATCTAATTTAATACCACCTTCAACGGTTTTTGCTTCTGTAAATACATTTGCTGTTGCTTTACCAATATCTGCTAATGCATTTATCTTTGGGTCATCAAATCCAGTTCCTCTTTTAGCATTATCTGCCACAGATTGAACTCCTTTAATTGCTCCACCGACAATTTGAATTACTTTACCATCACTGGTTTCGTATTCACCATCACTAATTGCAGATAATGTTCCATCATAACCAACTTTCTTAAGCCTGCGACCAACGATTTCTCCTTCGCCTTCCATTCTTACGATTGTTCCGTCTTTTAATTTCACATCACCGAATGCCATCTCGATCGACATTTGTTCTTTTTCAGTTTTTGCTTCTTCAGGTGTTTCTTTTCTCTCATCAGCAGCGATTTCATCTTCTTCGCTTACCATTTTGATTTTAGATACTTTACCAGCGTCATCAACTTCAAGTTCTGTTCCGTCGTCTAACTTATGAATTCCAGGAGGAGCGGGAATATATCCCTCTTCTGTTGAAATATAAATGGGTTGTCCTACTTCTAATTCACCTTCCATTTTCATTGCCATACCTTGTTCGGTTTTGGCTTCATAAAACTTGGATTGAGTTAAACCTAAAACTTTCATTATTCTTTCAACTGCTGTTTTACTATTCATCTTTTATAGATTTTATTATTTGTCTAATCTGGTTTATTTGTTTTTCCTGTGAAGAAAAAACTGATTTTTCTGCGAATAGACCTTCAACAGAAAAACCTGTAAGTGCTTTTTGTTTTATTAAATTCCAAACTTTTGGGTCATCTATTTTCATAGATACAAACCAAGTTCCAGCAGGAAGATTAAATCCATAAGCTGCACTTTTATCTTTTATAGGGTCTTCACTAACCCAACTTTCAGTAATATATGCTTTATCACTACCTAACTTCATTCCATTATGTTCAACAGATGTTTCATCAGTTCTTTTTTGTCTTAAAAACTTATCAGCCATCTTTTTAATACTTTCTTTTGAGAAGAATACATAATACAAATTACCCAAATCATCATATCTATGAATCATTTTATTTGGAACCATTGCAGCTCCAACTAATATATGTTTGTCCTCATCAATAAACATCATTCTTTCCATATTGGATTTCTTTGATGCTTGTTCATATCTTGATTTGTTGAATTGTAAATCACCATTTCTTGGAACTCCTGGTCTCCATTGTATACTTGGTTCACCATCTAATCTTGTTCCTCTATTTGCTGATGCAATTGTATCTTTTGTTCTGGTATCAGATTGTAATCCTGGTCCTAATGTTTCAGTTTTTTCTCTATTTTTCATAGATGAACCAGAATTAACTATTTGACCAGCATTTTTATAAATCAATCTAACCCAAGTATGTCTGCAGTTAAATGAACCTCTCCAATTAAAAATACTATAATAACCAAACTCTTCATTGGCAACATTGGCAGTTAATTCATTTATATCTTCAATTCTATAAACTCTGTTTTTTCTCAACATATCAGCACAAAACTTTCTATTCTTACCATCTCTTATTCCAACATACTTAAATCTAATTCTTTGTTCATCAGTATCTAACTCTGATGAATCATTTGGTGATGAGAACCTTTCTTGATTCATCTTTACAACCATTTGGGGAGTGATTTTTTCAACTCTAACTATATCCCAACCCTCTTGTATCAGTTGGGAATAAGGCTCTCCTAATTCGTCTAATTTTGGTGTCATTTCACAAAAATTATCTTCCATAACTCTATATGGAGAATATTCTTCTGGTAATTCTTCCTTATTAAAGGCTAACCATTGCTCATCATGAGCAGGACGAGATACTAATGAAATGGCATCAATACCACTTTCATCAAACTCATCATCAATAAACAATTCTACAATACGAGTTGAATCCATTTTTCTTAAATATAATTTATTTATGTTTTTACCACTTTATATCAAGGATCGTGATTTTATTACTCTATCTAATTGTTGTTGATTAGACATAGTATTTGCAACAACATAAGTTTGAATTGGATTATTGGAAAGCGCATTTCCAATAATATCAGTCAAATTACTATTACCTGATGGTTGAGTATTACTAACTGGTCCTCCCATAGCAAACTTTGCTTTAGGTTGATTACCATATGAGTTCATACTTGATAATAGTGGTCTAAATAATTTAGTTGATGATGCGTTCATAACAAACTCACCATTACTCAACATAGATGGAATTGAATCACTTGTTTCACTTCCCTGTCCACTAACATATCCACCCTCTGCAAATCCTCTTACCGCTATTGGTCCTGACGCGGCACTTGATGAAGATGATGATGCTGTATCTACTTTACCTGATGCTGGTGCCGCAGGAACTTGAACTGCTACAATCTTTTTAACTGTTGCTATACCTGTCGCAACTGCCGCTGCTGCCGCAATTCCTCCTAATATTGGTCCAACTATTGGAATACCTGCTAATGATTTATATGCCGCAACTGCTGATTGGTATGTATCTATCGTTGCCTTTGCGATTGCGAATGCTTTACCCGCAACCGTATCCTTACCAATTATTTCAGATAACTGACCTAAAGCATTTCCAACTAAAGCAACCTCTTCTCTTTTAGATGCCGCTTGGGCTTTATCAATCTCAATACTCGCATTACCAAATGCTGCTTTATTTTTTGTGTATTCTGCTTCAGTAATCGATCCTTTTTGAAAAGAAGTTTCTAAATCTTTTTGTGCTTGGTCTAAACTCGCTCTTTTCGCAGCATAATAATCTGCATCAAATCTCTTGAAATCTCCATATGATTTTTCAGTTTCAACATTTTCTGCTGCTAATGTGTCTGTTATTGTTTTTAATATGGCATCTGAATATGCTTTTCTTTTATCTGCTCTCTCTTTTTCACTAACCCCCACCAATGTTGTTAATGCATTTTCATAATTTTGATATGCTTGTAATTGAGCCTCAAAATTACCATCTGCCGAAATTAACTCATCTTCTAATGCCTTAAATGTATCTGCTTTCCTTTTTTCATTATCCGATTTAATAGCATCATTAAGCATTTTTGCATACTTCGCTTCAATCTCCAATTTTTGATTATTGGTTAAATCAGCAACAGATAATTCTTCTTGCATTCTTTGGTCAAGAAGTGATTTTAAGTTTTCTAATGAAGTGTTGGCTGATTGTGTTTCAAGTGCAATTGCGGCATCTAAATCAGCAATCCTTTTTGCTCTCTTTTTATCATCGTCTGCTTTAATAGCATCATCAAGTTTTTTAGAATAATCTTCTCTTATTACATCTTTTTGGGCATTAGATAATTTATCATTATCTAACTCTAATATCATTCTCTTATCAAGTAATAATTTTAAGTTTTCCCTTGATGTATCTTCTTTATCAGTTTCTAATTTTATTTGAGCATCTAAATCAGCCTTTTTTTGTGCTAATAATTCTGCATCAATTTGTTTTTGTTTTTCGGCATTTTGTTTTGCTAATTGTTGTGCCTCTTTATTTGCGGTTTCTCGTTCTTTTTTATCTGCAAGGTCATTATTAAGCCTTAAAATCCTACCATTATTTAAGGCATCTTTTAATGCTTGATCTTTAGCATCAAGATCTTTTTGTGCCGCTTCTACACCTTCTTTATTTGCTTTTTTAATACCTGCATTATAAATCTTGGCAGATTCTTCTCTTGCGGCAAAAGCATTATTATAATCATCTTGAGCATTTTTTAATTGTTGAGTTCTAATTTGTTTTTCAGTTGCTCCATTAGCCTTCATTTCTGCTAATGTTAGATTTTGTCTTCTTTTAGCATCTTTAGCATTCATATCTAATACAGTGTTCTGATATGCAAGAGAATCATTTAACTTATCAGTTTCTATTTTTGCTTTTCCTTCAACATCTATAAAATCCATAAAGGCATTAACCGCTAATCCTAAACCAACAACTAATGCACCAATACCTGTAGCAACCAATGCGGCTGAAAATGCTCTGGCTCCTGCTGCTGCTGTTGTTTCACCAACACCAATTGCAACAAATGATTTTGATAAAGCATTATTGATTGTTGAATATAATTTTGTTATACCAGTTGCTTTACCAATATTATCAGCAATGCCACCAAAATCTTTCATTAAAGCACTAACCGAACCACTAATATCCTTAAATGTAAATGAACTAAATGTTTTTAATAATGAAATCCCACCATCAAGTTTTGATGATATATCACCAATAGGTCCAGGTAATAATTGTAATGTTCCAAATAATTCTTTTGATTTAGCACTAACCCTTTCAGCATTATCTTTTGTTTCATTAAGTTTGTTTTTTAATATTTCAAACTCCTTACTACCTTCTTTACCTTCAGAAGATAATTTTTGTAATTCAACATTTAATAATTTAATTTGTTGCTTAAAGTTGAGAACACTATCTGATGCAAATTTCACTTCCTCATCATTAACATCAATCTCAATTTGTATTTTTTTATTTGCCATACTTCATATAATCTTTTAAGAATGAAATCAATTTAATATTATCAATTATCATTGGTAATGCAATTTTAACATCATTCATTAGTTCATTTATTATTTTAACTTCCATATATTTTTTTTTAATTATGCTGGTGGACAACTAAAAGAACCAGGTTCTGTTAATGTTGTAGTATATGCTGGAAACTCACAACTTGGATAAAGGAATTGAACAATAGTGCCATCTCCAAGACCAGAACCTCTATAGTAATAATTTATGGTAGGTAAATATACATTTGATGCCACTATAACACCTAAATAAACAGGATTACAATTATCATCATAAATATTTGCCACATAATATGGACAAGATGGAGTTTGAGTTGGTGTTTTAGTATTAGTAGGTGTTGGTGTTATACCGCAATTAGGATCTACAACAATTGTCCATTGACTTGGTGCTCCCAAAGTTGGATATACTCTTGAACAGAATGGTCCAACAGTAGTTCCCGATGTTACATCTGGATAATAAATAAAATTACCTGTATAACAATCAATATATGATAAACTTCTATTTCCTTCATCATTATTTGTACAAGTAAATCCTGTACAACTAATATCATGAGTTGGTGTTACAGTTGGTGTTGATGTGTGTGTTGGTGTATTAGTAGGTGTTGTTATAATTGATGTTGATGTTGGTGTCGGTGTATGTGTTGGTGTTGATGTGTGTGTTGCAGTTACACTTGGAGTTGGGGTTGGACATATTGCAGGATAAGCAAAATAAATAGGTTGATTAGCTGAACCAGACTGTAATCCTGATGATAAAATATAAGCACCACCTATAGTTGTTCCTGTATAACCAACTCCTCCAGTTCCTACAAATGTATTTACTTGATTATTGACTAAACTTCCTACTGTCTTGAATATAGTATATTGTCTTGATAATGATGTAGGTTGAAAATAATAATTCGTTAGGGTATATGCTGTTGCTCCTACCGTTCTTACATACACTAAATAATTGTTTCCATCAGGTGATGTTCCTGTATGGAAATATTCTTCAGGGTCATTATCTACCCAACCATAATCAAATGTTCCACCTGTATAACTTGTTGTTCTATAATAAGTTCCATTATAATCGGTAAAATTATCCTTAAACTCTCCTTCCCAAGTTAAAGTAATTTCTTGAGGACAAGGTGGAGGAGTAGTTGGGGTAGGAGTTGGTGTATGTGATGGAGTTGGTGTTGGATTTATAACACAATACCCAACTATATCTGGATTTTCGCAAGTAATAAGTGGCAATAAAACATTCATACAAATATTATCACCATAATATAATGTAAATGCTCCAACTTGACCTTCACAAGTTGTTCCAGAAACATAAACGCTTCCTTCATGATTATTTGTATTTTGATATATGATACAACTCATAATATTAAATATGTTTTTTTTGTTTTTTAATTTATTACCAACCTGAATAACTATATTTTGTTTTAAGATAATTTACAACATTAGTATTTTCTGTAGCTGTTAATTCTCTATTGTAATGTAAGAACTCAAATAGATATATTCCTTGACTTACAGTTCCACCATTATATCCCAATGAATATGAATTATATGTTTGTGGTGTATTTGCTGTTGAACCACTTGTTCCATCAACACCATTTATTGAACTATATAAATTACTTGAATTACCTGATGTAATCCAAAGTTGAGCGGCAGTTGAAACACTTTGTGCACGATTTCCTTTATAATTTCTTGCAGTAAAATTAGCAGATGATGTTGATACAAACCAAGTATTACTTCCACCTGATAATAAACTAATTGCCCATCCAGCAGAACTATTTGAGTAAGGTCTAAATACCATGTAAGATGTATGTGCTGATACATTTATTGATGATGTATTACCAGTCATGAAATCAACTGAATTACCAAACTCAACGGCTGTTCCTGTAAATCCTGTTCCAAGTGTTGCACCAGTTATAATTTGTGGTTGATTAGCTGCTACTGGTTGTGCTGCTGACCCACCTAATAAACCATAGTTAGGCCAAGATGAAACTGTTGCTCCACTTGCTGCCATAAACCATAATTGAAGATTGGTAATTCCTGATGGAGTAAATATTGGTTGTGTTGGTGTAGGTGTTGATGTAGGTGTTTTAGTTTGAGTTGGTGTATTAGTATTAGTTGGAGTCATAGATGGACTTGCAGTAATACTTGGTGTAGGAGTATTTGATGCGGTAATACTCGGTGTAGGTGTTTTAGTTTGAGTTGGTGTATTAGTATTAGTTGGTGTTACAGTATTAGTTGGAGTAACAGTTTGACTAGCAGTAATACTTGGTGTAGGTGTTAGTGTGGGTGTTGTTGTATTAGTAGGAGTATTAGTTTGACTTGCTGTAATACTTGGTGTAGGTGTATTGGTAGATGTATTGGTAGGTGTTTGTGTTGATGTTATACTTGGAGTTGGGGTAGATGTCGGACATATTGATGGATATGTAATTATTGAACCCCCTCCGAATTGTTGAAGACCTGGATTAGGATAAGATATTCCACTACTTGTTGTATATCCTGAACTTAATGAGTATGATTGAAGTAAAGAACTATTAATCAAGAACCATTGAGGTGTAGAAATAGTTGGTATAAATCCAATATTATAAATCCCTTTATTAAATATTTGATATGATACACCTAAATATGGACCTGCAATTTGTGTTGTTCCACTATAATATCCAATAATAGATGATGAATAAGTCCCATTAGCAGCACCAGAGAATTGAGGATTACTTGATAAATCAAGTTGTGTAGGACATACAGCATTAGGAGTATTTGATGGTGTAGGTGTCTGTGTTTGTGTTGCAGTATTTGTTGGTGTAGGTGTATTAGTTTGTGTTGCAGTATTAGTTGGTGTTACAGTTTGTGATGCTGTAATACTTGGAGTTGGAGTATTGGTTGAGGTATTAGTTACTGTAGGTGTATTAGTTTGACTTGCTGTAATTGAAGGTGTAGGTGTTTGTGTTTGAGTTGTTGTATTAGTAGGAGTAGCGGTATTAGTTGGCGTTGCTGTATTAGTAGGAGTTACAGTTTGTGATGCAGTATTGGTTGGTGTATTAGTATTAGTTGGTGTTTGTGTTTGAGTTGCAGTGTTGGTAGGAGTTGCAGTATTAGTAGGGGTCATAGTTTGACTTGCAGTTATACTTGGTGTTGGTGTCTGTGTTTGACTTGCTGTAATTGAAGGAGTTGGTGTTGGTGTTAATCCAATAGTAACACTTGGAGTTGGAGTTACAGTTTGTGTTGCAGTATTGGTTGGTGTTGATGTTTGCGTTGATGTAGGCGTTGATGTTACATTAGGAGTTCGTGTTGGTGTTCTTGTTGGTATATTACTTCCTGTTGGTGTTGGTGTTAAAACAGGAATTGGATTAGTATTTTGAATAATAAGATTAAATGCTGTTCTACCAGTACAAGCACAATCAGGATATACTCCAACATAATTATCTGTTTGACCTGAAGCAGAATCTGAAATATAATAATGTTGATAATTATGATTTTCATTATAAGTTCCAAACTTAACTTGATAACAACCCAAATAAGTTAAATTATCATTGTATAATTTAACATATTTCTCATTATATGCATAAAAATTATAATTGATATCTGAATTGGAATATAATGTTTCATGACCATTACAATTTACCAAATCATAATACAATATTCTATGTGATTGATAATCTTTTGTTAGTTTAATCAATTCAATATCACAGAGACCTGGCTCCAACATATTGAAATTGTTTATTTTATTTATTCTAAAATAATTGCTATCAATTAAAACCTTTTCATCAAATCTTAATTGCTTAATATCTTCAGGATATAAATAAATCTTGGCAGCAAATATTTTACTTTCCTCACTTGTTAAATCATCAATATAATCTTTATAATAAACATCATACAAATCTTCTGCAACCATAAAGATTTCTGGTGGTTGAATTGTTGTTACATCTTCTCCACGAAAATTACAATAATGACTGAATCCCCATATATTAAATGGATATGTATCAAACCTATTCATCTCTTGGAATCTTCCCATAGGATATGTTGTTGATACCGAGTTCATATAATAAAATTGATAAGGATTTGCTCCACTTATTCCAACAAATCCATAATTGTCTTGTGGAAGAACAACACCTCTAAAAATCAATCTTGGTAATATCTTAAATGGTAAAAATGTTTGAATTGTTTTACCACCCTCATCTTTGTTATTTATCTTTGAGAATGATGGTAGGGTAAGCATTGATTGATATGCACTTGTAATAGTGATATCTAATGGGCTTGAAAATATATGGTTAAACTCTGTTGTACTATTCTTATAATCCAATCCAAGTTTTTTCTTATCTGTTCCAAATATTCTATTTGATGCTGTCCTATAATTTTGATTAGCATAATCTTGGTCTAACTGAAAATTATAATTGTATGTTCCATTTATAATGCTGGTGGTAGGTTGAATTAAAATAGGTTGACTTCTATCTATTCTTGTTGTCCAATCCAATATCTTTCCCTTACCAATATAATCAACAATGGGTTCAATAATAAGTTGTCTTGGATAATCAGGATCTGGCACCAAAACAAGATTAAAATATCTATTGATACTTGTTATAAAATCAATTTGCTTATAATCATTTAATGGAAACTCTTTTTGATAATCAATATCAACTCCTTGTTTAATTGCTGGTGGGGCTAAAGTAATACTAAACTTAAAATCATATAAACTTGTACTTTCTCCTAAAAAATAAAAAGATATACTACTATTACCTGTTACTTGAAATTGTTTTTCAAATGAAATAGAAATTGGTGTTGATGTAAATCCAAAATCACTTCTTAATAATACTGTTTGACCACCTGAACCTTCAAAATATAATTTGGCATACGGATTTTGGTCATATCTTATTCTACAAGTACCTTGAGGGTCAGAACCTATAACATTAAAAGAATTACAATCATTAACAGGTATTGTTCCTTGTATAAAACTTCCTGATTGATTATAATAACTGTAAGTACAATCAGTACTATTACAACCATCATTCTGAAACTCAATATTTGTAAACTGATTTGCTGCTAATGTATATTCAAACTTAAATGTATATAGACCTGCATTTAATAATGGAATAATAAATGCCTGTGGAGTGTGACTCCAATTAAAATTATTACAAATAATACCTTCATCAGGTTTTGTATAATATGGAGTTACTGGATCTAAATAACTAAATCCTTGATTAAAATATGTATAACAAGGTTGACTGGCATTCCTTTCATAAATTGTTTCATCAGTAAACTTGAGAGGCATATAAAATCTCTCAAAATAATTCGTATCAAAAAACTTACTATTGATTGTATAACCTGCTTGATTAACAATCCTTGTATATAATTCTTTTATTTGTAATGTTGGTTTATAATAATAATCATGAACTGGTGTTTGTTGATTATCAAAAAATCCATATATTGGAGTATATGTATCTGCAGTAAATGGTGAAAATTGAACTAATGGACTTACTTCAACATTTACAGTATTACCTGATTTATAATCATATCCAATATTATAAAGACCCCACATAGTTTTTCCATTCTGATATGAATAATCTGTTGTGCCAGTTAATGGAAATAAATTAAAATCTACATTACTTTGCAATATTACATTAGGACTAAATGGGTGATTAAGGTCAGCTAAATCAGTATCAATTAAAAACTTATCCCCAATGTTTGCAGCTAAATCTCCAACTTGATTATAAAAAGTTATTTGATAAATGATTTCATCTTTAATAATTGATACACTATCCAATCTAATATTACCTTGCAATATTTCATAACCATCCCAAGTTAAGATTGTTTCAAACTTATTGTTGGGGTTATAATTTACAGGAACAGAACTTACATTATAGTAATAATTGAATATCTGATTATTATTTTTAGTACCAGGTAATCTAAATGATTGACTGAATGCACTATTCTTTGTTGTAACATCAGACAATTCAGCAAATGATAAACTCATCATTACTGGTTCATCTTCGTAGATGTCCAAAAACTTATGTTCTCCTTCTATTGTAGTCCTAATTCTTAAACTCATATGTTAGTATGCTAAATCGTATTTTCTATATGGTGTTTGTTTAACCTCTAAAGTATATTGATAAATCCTTTGATATTTTTGTTGGAATACTTTTACATCCTTATCCATAATAGTACAAGGAATTAAATAAGGGTATATTTCTGTTTCATTTTGTTCAGGTCTATAATCATTCATTATCATAAATAAATATGGTGATAAAAGCATTTCTTCAACTACCTCTCTATCATTTTGATAAACAAATCCACTATCAAATACAAAGTTCTCTTCGGCTTGACCATAATAAACTGTTTCACTACTATCATAAGATTGTCTATTCCATACTTTGCTATTTAATGTCTTATAACTTGAATATGTTTTTCTCTTTGGTAGATATGTTTTATTTGATTTTTTTGTGAATGTATATGTATCCCAAACTCCTTGTCTTGTTAAAAACAAAAATGAATATGGGTCATTAAAACATTCTTGGTCAACCATTTTATATTGTACTATCTCACTAACTCTATCTGCTCCTGATGGGTCGCAAGTTCCGCTACTTAAATAAACTGCGACATCACTCATCTCTGTAACATTGGGGTTCTTCTTGAATATGGCATAAGCAATTCTTTGTCCCAAGAAAGAAAAATAACCATTTGGATTTGGTGTGGAACTAATTGGAACTGTTTGTGATGTATCATAATTCATTTGTCCATTAGTTAATGTCTTCTGTAAAAATGTTACACCAGATACTACACTTGAATTATTAAACATAGGATTTTCCCCATACATAAATCCCAATACAATCGGACAATTATAATAATGTGTTCTCCATCTTGTTTGTATTACATCACCACCAAATGCGGTCATTGGCAATGTTTCATCACCAAATGTTCCCATAAACAATCCATCTTTGTTATATGGATAAACACCAGTGTTCATTGCATATGAATAGATTTTATTATTATGAAAGTTAAATGATGGGTCAGTTTGATAATAAGAATTGAATATAATGTTTGTTGATAATCCAACTACCTTATTATCCTGAACTCCTGGCCATATCATAATTCCATAAGGTTGATTAACTGCTGATGCGGGGTTAATTGGTTCTCCATCCCAACCATCATAAACATTATAATTTGCTGTATCAATAACTAATACTGTGCTTTTACCAGAGGTGTATTGAACCCCAAAAATTAAACGATATTCATTTACTTGGGTAATGTTCTCATAACCATCATAACCTCCGTTAAACCCATTAGAAAACCCTACAGATGATGGTCTTGCACTAATGATTGTTGCTTGGTTTGTTAATGCTGAAAAACTAAATCCACTTACATTCATATCACTTACCAAATATGGGTTATTTTCTGCTTGAGTTGTAAGAGGATTATAAACCATACTCAAGTTTCTTGCATTTGCTTTACAGAAGTTTCTAACAATTGTTTCAACACTAAAAATACAATTACCATATTGGTTTACAGGAATAAGCAATCTTGCCATCTTACCACTATCTTGATTTGTTCCTGTTGTATTATTTGGACCTAAATCATTACCATAAGGATTTTTATAAACATCAACTACTAATCTAATATCTGTATATGCTGAATAATCATTTAACGCAACATTCCAAGTATGGTCGCTATGTGATTCTGTTGCGTCTAATGGTTTTTGTAATATTGTTAAATCTAAACTCATTTTATTTCTAGTGTTTCTACGATTATTTTTTCTACCAAAAGATTTATATCCTCTTGTATTGCATTATAAAAATTATTTAATTCTTCTAATAGTTCGGGTGGTATTTTATTTTTTGGAGTATTCGGATCTAACCAATCCTCTACTCCATCCAAAGTTTTATCATATAATTTAGTAGGTCTTATACCATACTTAAATATATTTGTTTGTATAGCCCAAGCAAGTTTCTTAATGTTGGGTCTTCCTTTTTTTCCTGTTGGTGGTGGTTTGAGCCCTCTTATATTTATCCATCGTATTAAAACTTTTAATGGAACTCTTTTGGCACCAATTCTTCTTCCCTGATTAACATATTGAAAATGGTCTGAATATGTTAATTCAATCGTTGGTTCTCCCTCAAACTCAATTACTTTATAACTAATACTATCATATAATTCTCCTGAAGCAATTTTATTTCCAATTCCATCTTGTGGGTGTCCATAAGGGAATTGTTTTTTCCTAATGTTAGCACGCAATATTCTTACATAGGCTTTACCTATTTTGTTTAATGCGGCTTCAGTTAATGGGTATTTCATCTTAAGTATTTGAAGGAGTTGGGGTTACAGAAATAAATGAATTGAATGCTGCATTACATCTATCAAGTGGCATCATCACTTTAATCTTTAATAAACCAGTCCACCCTCCACATAAATCACTATAACTTTCAAGGAATGGGGTACATTCAATAACATCATCAATATAATATTTCTCGTTAAAGTTCCCCAAACTATTTGTTACTGATAATCTAAATTGAGATATGATATCATCCAATATTTGATTTGTATCACTTAATACATCAACCTGATTTGCTAAATCCCTATTCACAATATCCATTACAATACAATTAAACTCATAGGTTGCAAAACTTGAACCATTTTCAATTATCTCTTGTATTGCATTTGATGGAACAACATATAGTAATGGGAAGAATGGGCTCTCAAATGTTGGGTTGCTTTCTTTCAATCTACTTTCAGTCCAATAAGATAAATCTTCTAATGAACCAAACCCAAATGAATTAAGTTGTTTGTGATGGTCAGCCAATAATCTAAAGTCATCATGGAATGTCTTAAAGTTTATTGTCTCATGATTGATTGGTGTTCCTGTAAAGATGTTATAAGCTGCTGCACATCTATCAAGTGGGGTCATTGTTTTTATTTTTAATTCAGCATTCCAACCATTTGTAAGGTCAGAATATTTTTCAAGGAATGGTGTATATTGAATGCTGGTATCTAAATAATATTTTGAGTTATAATTTCCCTGTTCTCTATTTATGGACAATCTAAATTGACTTACCACATCTTGAAGCATTTGCAATGTATCACTTAATGTATCAACCTGATTGGCTAAATCTCTATCTACAATATCCATCATAATACAATTAAAGTTCCATTCTTTGTATCTTAAATCATTAACCACCTTATCTGGTACAACATACATTAAAGGAAATATTGGACTCTCAAATGTGGTGTTGGGGTCTTTATCTCTTAATTGCGTCCAATAACTTAATTGGTCAGTATCACCTAATCCATAAGAATTGATTTGCTTATGATAAAAAGACATTTTTTGTAGGTCATCAGCAATTGTTTTGAAGTTAATACTTTGTTCACCTAATGGAGTTTGTGTTGGTGTGGGTGTTGGTGTGGGTGTTCCTGTTTGAGTGGGTGTTATATTGATTGTAGATGTATTGGTTGGTGTTAAAGTTGGCGTTGATGTATTGGTAGGTGTAGATGTATTAGTAGGCGTATTAGTTGTTGTAGGTGTGTTAGTTGGTGTTGGTGTATTGGTTGGTGTTTGTGTTTGACTTGCAGTTATACTTGGTGTAGGTGTTGTAGTATTAGTAGGCGTATTAGTTGGAGTAGATGTTTGAGTTGCTGTATTAGTCGGTGTAGATGTATTAGTTGCGGTGTTTGTAATTGTTTGTGTTGGGGTATTGGTTGGTGTTTTAGTTGGTGTAGGCGTTTTTGTATTAGTTGGGGTAGAAGTATTGGTAGGAGTAGATGTATTAGTTTGTGTTGGTGTGTTAGTTGGTGTTGGTGTGTTAGTTTGACTTGCGGTAATTGAAGGTGTTGGTGTAGGTGTTAATCCAACAGTCGCAGTTGGTGTTGGGGTTGCAGTATTTGTTGGAGTTACAGTTGGTTGAATACTACAACCCATATATCCTGCTGGTTGAGGAAATCCATTAAAAATATACCAAGTAGCATAATTGCCTGATGATATTTCATTTGACCAATAACCATAAGGAACACGAGTTGTTAAAGCAGCATCAAGATATAATACATCAAATGTTGTTAAACATGGCCAACAAGTTAAACCAGCATTAGTACAACTTACACATTGAAATGGTGATGTTATATTTGCATAAATTAAAAATGATGGTCCTTGTGAGCACGCATCATTACTTGTTAATCCACTTGATACTAAAAATGATACTAAAGCCATTATATTATTGTTTGTAGTTGATTATTTCTTTTATCTTTTTCGCTGTTGAGGTCAATAACATAACAAAGATGGTTAAGACAAGCCACAAGGGGTAAAGAAGTGACATGGTCAATCTGCCAAATCTTGTCTTCGGCAAGGAAACTAATTGAGCAATACCATCCGTAATAACTACTGAAATTATTTTTATTCTCATTATCCACCACATTAACTTGCTCTGTGAATATAGATGGGAAAGTTCTTGTAATCCCTTCCCTAAACTTGATAAAAAAAAAAGGGATCCTTCAACATATTTAATTGGTAAATCTTTCATATCCTCTATTCTTTTCTTAAAATCAGATTGACTATATTCAATACCATCTTCAACATATAAATAAGCAGCAAGTTCATTTAGATTAGATAATCTATAACTTTCATCTTTTGATAAAAAAGTATCAATATCCACAAACTGACCAAATGATAATTTGTTTACATCAAATAAATTATATTTTTGAAAATTGTGTTCTATTTTTGGATATAGTTCTTTGGAATCTTTATTAAAGTATTTTGATATTTTATCCCCAACTTGTTTAATTGTTTTGGCATCACAATTTAATATTTCTTGTTTTGATAAACCAGTAACCTCTTCAATCATTCTTATAAAAATATCTTCTTCATTGAGAATATCTTTTAACATCATTATCTTTGACCAAGTTGCTATTGTTGGTTCTTTTAACTGATATTTTTTTCCTTCTATTTCTATTATTTCTTGGGTCATTATTTATAAATATATTTTTTAGTAAACATACACTCCTGTGTTTCTTCCCACCTTCATCTCCAATACATATCTAATTCCATCTATGATATGGTCATTTCCTGGTGCAGGTTCATCAAGGTTTGTGTTGTTTTTATCAGATTTCCAAATGTAACTTTGTAATTCTGTTTGTAGGTTTATTGAGTTGGTGTGGATAAAGAAATTATGTCTTTTAACAAGGTCTATACCATGTAAAATTGAGTTCTTTTTAACTGGCTTACAGTTTATATTATTTCTTCTTAATTCTTCTATTGCTTGGGGATTTGCTGAATCTGCAATAAAGTCATCATTCAGATTTAACTTCAAGTCTTTTATCTTATAAATAAAATCTGGTATGGTTGTATTTCGTAGATATAATAATTCTTCACAATAGATACTATCGTCCATCTTGCATACTTTAACTAATGTTGATGGGTCTGAATAACCCCAATCAATTCCATATCCCAATAACTTTGCTCCTTGTGGTAATTCATGATATAGTTTTTGATGGGTGAATATTTGTTTGGTTGGATTACCTTTAAGACCCAATCCAAATATTCTCCATAGGTTGGGGTCTTTGTCTTGTAATGATTCTATTGTTTCTATTTGTATATCACTTAAGAACGGATTGTCTTTGTATGTTATTACGGTATAAAATACATCTTCTTGTCCTTCCAATTCATATATCCAAGAACTCCATAATGATGGATTAAAATCTAATACTATCCTTCCACTTGTTCTTAATAATAATTGTATGTATTCATCATAGGTTACTTCTGTTGCTTCATTGATAAATAAGTAATCTCTTTTTCTTCCTCTTAATTTTGTTTCATCATCACAACTAATCCATTCTATAATGTTTGTCCCCAACTCAAAATATCCATCTGTGCTATGCCATTTATCAGCATCATAAACTCCAAAGTTTATTAAGATTTCTTTTAGGTCTCTTAATACTGAACCTTTAAGTGCTGGTAGGGTTTTCCTAACTATGGTTAATACTTTATTATCTTCTTGTAATAAAAGATAGATGTAATAAATTAAGATGTTATAAGTTTTGGATGCTCTACTTGAACCTTGAAAAATACATATCCTTTTATCCGTTGATATTAAATCTTGAAATACTTTTGTGGTGGAGATTTTTATTGTGCTCATTTCCAAAGTTAATCTTGATGCTCTTCATCTTTTTTTGTTGTGATTATTTCTATCTGAATAGTCTGCGTATTGTTTATTTTTTCCCCATCGGTTGTTATATCCAATGATTCTTTTACTTTACCAAATCCTCTATCTAAAAGTAATGCTGCTGATTTTACATCACCAGATTTTGCTCTTTTCTTTAATGCTTGAATTATCTCTTCTGCTTCTGTTCTTCCCTCTGCTGTTTGCGCTCCCAATACCTTTGCCATTATCTCTTTTAGATCTGGTAATTTTGGTCTTCCTGGTCCTCCCTTATCACCTTTCTTGAATGGAATTAACCCTGTTATATTTTTTCCTTTCTTACCAATTATCTTTTTTGGTTTTTCTTCTTCTGAACTCGTTTCCATCTGATTTATTTTATGAATAGTTCTTGTTGAACTGGTTTATTTTGTTCATGGTTTATTCTTGCTGTTGCTATATCCATATATTCTTGTTCTTTCTCAATGCCGATGAAATTAAGACCACATCTTATGGCTGCCTTCCCTGTGCTACCACTTCCCATAAACGGGTCTAAAATCGTCCCATTTGGTGGTGTAACAAGATTGATTAAGTATCTCATTAAATCTGTTGGTTTAACTGTGGGGTGATTGTTTTTAATTTTACCCCATCTTCCAAATGGATTTCCATCTTCACCTTCTAATGCTTTCTCCATATGGTTTGGTCTAAACTCTGCTCCTGACTTAATCTTTTCCTCAAAATTATCTAACCCTTCGTTCCTATCACTCTTTGATGCTTTGGGACAATAAAAGAATCTACTTGCTCCACCTTTATCTGTATAACCAGTTGTTTCATTTGTTTCTCCTCCACCAAATACTCCACCTTTATATTGTTTTTTATTTGCCTTTGGATTAAATCCTGATTTACTTGTTCCACTCTGTTCATCTAATAGTTGTCCTGCCTCTTCATCAAAGATTATGTTAGCAGGAAATCTACCTAATGTATTTAATTCAGGTTCATCCCCTAATGGTTTGAACCCATAACCATCACCTCTACCATGATTGCCTCTTCCACCAACATTTGGTATTTCTCCATTATAATCAATCCTTGAACCATCAATATTTATTCCACCTGTTCCGTATTTCAATACATTCTCCGCAATTGATTTCTCACTTAAAGGTTTTCTTGCCATTACTATTGGTTCGTGTGCTGGTTTAAGTGCTGTTCCCCAACCTTCCCAATCACCATTACCTTTTGTAATATCAAACTCTTTATATCCTGTTAATGGAACTGCACCTTTATTACCCCAATTCTTATCTGTTCCAATAAACTCTCTCTCCGCTTCTTCTAATGACTTAAATGGTAAGTTGAATGTTTCACAGATTAAATTAAATTGTTCGTTGGTTGGTAGATTATATCCTTTTTCCCAATTAGCAACACCTCCAGTTAATCCACCTGACTTGCTTGGAAATAATTTTGATACTTCATTTTGTGCTATGTTATTTTCTTCTCTCCATTCTTTTAACCAATCACCAAACCATCCAATACTTTCTCCACCTCTTTTATCTATCGCTTTACCGATGTTATGTGATTTGGGGAACCCTGAACCAAATACCCACATCAACTGATCTCTAATTTGAAATCCAGCATCTTCAAACGCTGTTGCCATTCTATGATATGTTCTTGGAGCACTAAACGATAAAATATGTCCTCCTGGTTTTAATATTCTTAAACATTCAACTGCCCATAACTCACACCATTCTTGGAACCATTTACCTTCTTTTGCTCCACCTATTGGAAGACCTGGTTGTACTCCTTTTGAGAACCCACCTTTAGCAGGACTCTTACCTTCTGCAAATCGTTCTTCACTTCTTTTTTGTTCTCTCTCAATAAGTTCTTTATGTTTTGCAGGATTATCCCATTCCTTATTCATAAATCCAATCCCATAAGGTGGGTCAGTTACAATGGAATCTATTGAATTATCTGGTATTGTTTTTAGTACTTCTAAACAATCTCCCAATCTTAAATCTATATTCATATTTTATTATTATTATCCCAATAGTTTAATAGTTCTATTGCTCTATCCAATCTTGCGTTTATTCTTTTCATACAAACTTGGTCACAATAACCAGATATATTTTCACCAAAATGTTTTTCGCTGAACTCACTTATTGCAATTCTCCCTTCTTCAGTTTTATTTCTTGATGATAGATAATCTTTTATCTTAATCACCTCTTGTCTTGTATAAGGAGGTTGTTCTTGTGTTGGAAATACTTGTTCTGAATTAACTCCAATTACCGGTGATGGTGTTGGTTCTTTGCTTTTGTTTTTACAATTGCATCCCATTTGATTATTTGTTTAATGTTAAGAGATATTTCGCTCTGTTTATATCACCAAGTAATCCATCTCTAATGTTTAATAAATCTGTATCTGTTCTTGGGTCTAGTTCATCACTTAATGCGATTAGATAATCTGCGAATTGGGATAGGTATGCTTGCAAATCAACATTCTCTGGTCTTTCCAATTCATAGGTAAATGTTGGTGGGAAATCTGGTCTTCCGTATTTTCCCATCATTGTTTCAACAAACTCATCAATACCATCTAATAATAGATCGTATAATTTATCTGTTGTTTTATGTGTTGAATAACTGTAAGTATTCCAATGCTGTAATTTAATTTGTTCTTTGCATTGTTGTAGGTAAATAATAATTGCTTCTTTCATAATTTTTATTTTTTTTGATATAATGTATCATAGGTAAATCTTTGTAAGATTTCATATCCTAATGATTCTAATAGTTTATTGAACTCTTCTAAATTGATTTTATTATCATAGTTCTTAACTTGGAAATGCCATGTTTCAGCATAAATAAATTGTGGTCTTAATTCTCCCAATGTTGATAATACTTTATCTTCTGCTCCTTCTACATCAATATGTATAAAATCTATTTTTGTTATTGAATGTTTTTTGCAGAATGTATCTATTCTCATTGTTTCAACTTCAACTCCTTTATCATCATATGTTACAGGGTGATTGATGGCTAGATTGGTATTTTCTCTTAATATTGGTTTTATAATTGAACCAGCAAATCTCCAATCAATTTTCTTTTCTGTCTCAAATAAGCTTGGATAAAATGTTGTTGTTCCATCAAAATCAGCAAATGCCAAATTGAATGGTTTAACTTTATTATTGATTGCCTTTTGTGAATGTCTATCAAAATTGGTTTTATCTGCTTCAATTCCATATACATCAGCATTGGGAAATAATTGTTTGAGGTGCATTGCTTCTGTAAAATCACATGAGCCAATATCAAACATTGTTAATTTTTCATCTTTTGAAAATCTTTCATTCAATTTTTGTATTACTATTTGTTCTGCCATATTTTGTTTCTTTCTTTAATTAAAATCTTTTTAATTTTATTGATATCTCTGCTAATGCTGTTGAGAGGTATTGTTGTTCTTTTTGATAACTTTGTTAAGCTGCACCCTTCTTCTATGTATAATTCCATCAACCTCCAATAATACCATTCTGTTTTCTTTTTTTCTTCTATCAATTCTTTAACCCAATCTAATGTAATAATATCTTCTTCTATCTTATCTTCAATATCAACATTGAATAATTCTACCAATCTATGATTTCTATTCTCATAATAAAAGTTGGAAGATTTGCTTGCCGCATTATTCATTACAATTCTTGTAAAAAAATAAATCTTTTTATTATCAGGAATATCTTTTGCTCTCTTATTTTTTAAGAATTGTTCAATGCAACTCTGGCATAAATCATCTGTATCAATATTGATGTTAAACTTATTGCAGATGGTTTTTATCTTTGAATAATTCTCTTCTACCCATTTGTTCATCTTTAATAAATATCAACAAATCCAAAAAAGTTTTAACCTGCGATTGTTGATATGGTATTTAACTTCTTTTTTAATCTGTTGAGGATTTCTATTTCTTCAAATAATTCAACTTCCAATGCTCGTTGGATTCTCATATCCAAAAAATAATTGTATTCATGAATAGTTAATTTGCTAAAATCCCACTTGAAAAAAATATCATCTGTAATCATATTCTTTTCTTCTTCGGTTAATGTCCAATAATCCTTAACTTTCTTATTTTCCAATTTCTCATTTAGGAACTGATTTAAGACCTGTTTTTGTTCGTTCATACATTCTATCAATTTAATAAAGATCGTTGAAGGAAGGGGTGTTTCCTAATCAATAAACCCCATTAAGGAGTTAGGATTATCTTCCAATTTTTTTAATTGAATAGCATTCTCAATGCTCCATTTATTATATTCAAGATATAATTGATTCATATCTGATTGTTGAAGTGATGATAATTGACTTTCATTTCCTTTGTTCCAACTTACATCACTAAATAGAACTCTAAATCTATCTGGTATATTTTTTATATCTCTCATTACTTTTTATTTAATATTCTGTTTATTTCTTCTTCCATTTCAATAGTAGGTTTATCAAAAATATCTAATTCAATTTTTTCTATACTAGTACTAGAATTAATATTTCTTATATTATTATTTTGTATTTTATTATTTTGTTTCTTATTACTTTGTATACATACTGGATCTCGGATATCCGAATCCCGGATTGACTGAACTTCAGTAAGCCCGAGATCCAGTAAGTCCGAAGCAGGTTCTTCATAAACAATATGATTGTATCCTTTAATTAAATTAGAAGTACTATCAATCATTTTAATAGAAACAATATATCCTAATCCAACAAGACCAATCCAATGTTTATTAAATCTATCCCTACCAATATTCATATCTTTCCATATTTCACTTTTATAAACAACCCAATCTTCTGGTAATGATAAAAGATGAACCAAAATTGATTTTTGTTCTGGACTTAAAGTTTTTGATTGTAAAATATTATTATTGATTGGAGTATATCTACTCTTACCATTTTTTTTGCTTCTTACAATTTGACCTGTATTTTTCATAATTTATAAAATAAAACCCCTGTCTTTCAATATGTGCCTCTAACATCACAATCTACTCAACAAGGGTTTCAATAATTTTTTTAATGTCCGTATAGTTAGAAGGGACAATTATAAATATAATCAATTACAACAAAAGTTTCAATAGGATATAAAAACTTTTTTACTTTCCAATATATTTATTGAAATGGAAAAGATATGTAGAACATGCAATTTAGAATTACCAATAGACAATTTTTATAGAAATACAACATATAGAGATGGAAGATATAGTGATTGTATTTCCTGTTATTCAATTAAAAGAAAAATATATTTATCAAATCAACCTACCAAAGAAAAGAAAAAATCATTACTTGAATCATCATTTCTTCAATTAAGAGGAGTTAATGCTGATGATTATATAACAATGTATCAATTCTTACATTCAATGGGATATAATTTACAAGAAGATATACATCAACAATTTATAGATAGACACGGAATTAAAACTTATAAGCAAAGAAAAAAAAGGGAACTCAACAAATATTTCATTGATGGTTCCCTTAATCCAGAATATGGAAGGTTTAATAATTGAAATTATAAAACAGCAATACCAAAACACTTCTTACCAACCAAAAATTGTTTTATACCCTGTTTATCTCCTTGTCCTTGAACGATCTGTGTTATAGTTGGGGAAATATACAAATCAATCCAAACATTCAATGGCGGGGTTGTAAATCCGTTTTTAGTGGTATCATAAAATAATGAAGCAATATCAATATTTTTGGAAATCATCTCACCATAAAATAATGGTTCCCAAATAACATATTCTTCATTACCATCTGGAAACTCAATCTTGCATACAATTTTATATTCAATCATTTTTTTACATATTTTTTCCAACTACCTCTATTAAATATTGTGGAGATATAATTTAATGGAATACCATATTTTTTCATAACATCCCAAGATGAGTATGATGGTTCAAGTAAATCACTTAAACCCAATTCAATTCTATTTTGATTAAAAACCTTATTCTCCATTCCCAATTGAATATGACCCTTAATTTCAGGAGTTAATTTATATTTGTTTTGATTTCTTGGTATAGCATTTCTATTTTCATAATTTTTTTTCATTGAGATACATTCAAGATTTTCTAATCTATCATCATTACCTTTTTGATTTATATGTTCAACAGTTTGCTTACAAGCACATTTATTAAATGATTGCCATATAAGCCTTCCAACTCTTTTTGTATGAACTTTTCCATTCCAAATTGTAACCATTCTATATTCATTGCCTTCATTCCTAATAGCCAATACTTTTTCTGTCTTGCTATTTCTAACATTACCAAGATTAGATACCTCATATCTATCTTCAAACTCCCACATCTCAACCCATTTTTCTTCGTTATTCATTTTCATTAAAGATTTGTGCTAAATGTTTATCAATCGCGTCTAATCTATCCCCGATTTCTTTGCTATAACCATTCATACAATAATCAACCAATACATTGGTAATTGCTGCCATTTCTTTTAATTTGAATGGTCTGTTTAATTGTTCAGAATACTGTTGTGTAAACTTTAACATGCTTTGTGATACTATCACTTTTTGATTGTCTTGTGCCATTTTGTTTTATTTTAATAGTTGTTTAATTGTTCAATTTCAAGGTAAGTTAATCCACATGATGATATTCTATTATCCCAATCATTTTGAATCATATCACAGATGATTTGGTCTTTAGATTTATCTGTAAGAATATCTTTAATATCCCATTCTGTAATTTCTGTTGTGCTTCCACTAATTTTTAAGTTTGCCATTTTGTTTGTTTTATATAAATATACTCAAACCCTACAAAAAGTCAAGAACTACATAAATATATTTTGCAAAAAAATCCCCATCTTTTTAGGGATGGGGGAATTGTGAACGATCACAAATAAGATAAGGGTTTAACAAAATGGGAGCATATAAATAATAAGTCCCCTATCTTTAATATAATTATAGAGTATCCTGGTAAAAATTAAATATTATGGACAAACTCCACCATCAGTTATAACCCAATTATAAGCTCCTGTTAATATCGCTCTATTAGCAGTTGCTAAAGAATTATAACATACATCAGCATCAAATACATTGTATTGTTGTAATGTTGGTAATGTACTCCATCCAATATACATATTATCCAAGTTTATTGAACTAAGTGATGTTGCATTTATAAACATTCCACTCATATTTGCAACATTAGATACATCCCATCCACCAATATTTTGATTAAATGATGATGAATTATAAAACATATATTGCATATCAGTTACATTAGATACATTCCAATTAGAAATATTTTGATTAAAATATATTGAATCAGAAAACATATTATTTGTAGATGTTACATTGGACATGTCCCATTCATTTAATCTATTAACTGTTAATATAGTAGTATTTTGAAATAATGATTGACCACCAGTTCCACTTATTAATGGAAGATCTGTAACTGCATCAAGTGTTAAATTAATACAATCAGCAAAAGCACCATCAACATTCAATAAAAGACCTGTTCCCCATTGAGTAACACTTATTATTTTATTATGATAAGATACAGGATAACTATCAAATTCATAAAAAGAAAATCCATTAATTGTTCCTGATATTGTAATTGTATAATCTCCAGCAACTTCATAAGTGTGAGATATATTTGCAAATGTATTTGCTGAAACATTCCCATCACCCCAATCTATTGTTCCACTATAAGTTCCAGCTGGATCATAAGGTAATCTTACTATTTCATTACTTCCTGTTGTTCTCCATACACTAATAAATGGTGTCGCTGCTGCTGATGTTGCAGATGGAGTTGGTGTAGGAGTTACATTTGGTGTTCCTGTTGGCGTTGATGTGTTAGTTGATGTAGGTGTAGGAGTAACAACTGATAATGTTTTAGTTGGTGTAGGTGTTGGTGTTTTGGTTGATGTAGGTGTAGGCGTAACAACTGATGATGTTTTAGTTGGTGTAGGTGTTTTAGTTGGTGTAGGTGTTTTAGTTGGTGTAGGTGTTTTGGTTGATGTAGGTGTATGTGTTGCTGTAACAGAAGGTGTTGGTGTATGTGATGCCGTAACAGAAGGTGTTGGCGTGTGTGATGGAGTTATTGATGGTGTAGGTGTATTACTTGGAGTTGGTGCCGGAGCATTCACATTATTTACAACAAAACTCAATACATCAGAATTACTAACAATAGGAGTTTCCAAAACATTTATTCCTGAACCACAATCAGTAAGACTATAAAGAACACCATTAACATAATATTCAATTTGAGCATCTCCCCATAAAAGATTTAGATATATTAAACCTGTTGTATTTCCAAAAAAAGAAAAATAATTATTTGTTATTAAGTCATTAGTACCAGATATTGTATTTCCACTTAATAATGGAAATGAACCAGAATTAACTTGAAACATACTGCTTCCATATGGATAAGATCCAATTTCAGTTATTTCTGTTTGAGATGTATTTGATTTAATTGAAAAACTCATTTTAATATATTTTTATAATGTTATTATTTTTGTAAAGATTCTATTTTTCTTTCTGCCCACTTCAAGGCTGCTTCACCACCCCAACTATCATACATTAACTTACCACATCCTTCATCATAAGATTTAGATGATGTTAAATCAGACTTATGTCTTGATAAATAAGAATACATTCTTTTAACTGTATCAATGGAAATATTTTCACCCTTTGCTAATTGAGATGCCCTTGTTTTACCAACAGCAGTTCCACAAGAACCCCATCCGTTTTTTTCAGCATAATCAACTGCTCTTTTTGCAGCATTCTTAACTCCTTCAGGATAATCAGATATTGTATCTGCAAAATCATCTTCACTCATTTTAATTGGAACACAATTTGGTGATCCATCATCTTTTAATCCTATAGCCTCATAACCTTCCCAACAAGCATCTTCCAAACCAAAATCCATTACTGGTTCAACCAATAGATTATCACTCATTTCTTCATCAACATAACTTTTAATTGTTTCAATATGACCATCCATATATTTTACATCATGAACCATACCTACTTGTTTATCAATTACATTCATCAAATCATAAAAATCACTAACCAATAAAGTAGCTTGTTTTAATTGTTCTTCTGAAGCACTACCATCTTCTTTTACATCGGCTTCTATCTCAAAAACATTATCGGCAATAACCGCAGCATTTCTAATCATTCTTGACGCACTCTCATCAGGTTTCATACTAATAAGATGATTAAAGGTAGCAACAGCACCAGGACAGATATAAAAATATTTGGTATCATATCCCAATACATTTATATTCATATCATCTGCCATAACTTGAGGATTAGTTCCACCTGTTGGTTGAACAACAACTTTACTCGCACAATGTGCATACGCTTCTTTATAATCAAACCCTTTAGATTTCTCACGAGCAATACATTCACCAAGTGCTGTATCTTTTGGAACATCAGCAAACTCTTCCAACTTACTCCAATAAGAATAATATTCATTAAATGAACTCAAACAAAATCCCATTCTTTCCTTTAATGACTTGAATTGAGATCTCATTCTTGAATTATTGGAACATCTTGATAAATAAGAGCCTCTGTTTTCACTTTTTCTTGGTTGGAGAATAAATAAATCTTCTTTTTTCATAGTCATTTCTTGTTTGTCTGAATAGGATTTACATACAGCATATCTTTGAGTTTGGTCAGGATATTCATTTTGGATTTCACCCAAACATCTTGAGATAAAATCTTTTTCTGATTCTCCTTTTTTTCTTGGTTCTGGCATACTTAAATTCCTTTTCCGTATTGTTTTAATTTAATATTTTCTTCGTGTAATATATCAATCTTTTTTTCCAACTCTTGGATTTTTACATTAAGGTTTTCAATTTCCTTCTGTAAATCACCAATAATCTCACGATAAATATCTATAGAAACTTGAAGGTTCTTTAATATAAGATTATCTGTATCAGCATCATTTTTTCTTTTACCAAAAACCCAAGCAATAATAAAAGTAAGAGTGTTTGTTATAAATAATATAATAGTTTCGTTCATAATTTTTGTTTTAACAATTTCCTCCCTGGCATAAATAAGGGTAAGTTGGGTCAGCATAACTTCTTAATCCATATCTCTTTAACATATTCCAAGGCGAAGTATCACCCATACCATTTTGCATTTGAACTCCACTAAAATAGTTCTTACCCAAATGAGGAAATAACCCTTGATTAGATGTTGTCTGAAATACCAAAGGATATAAATTGGAATTAAAAATTACCTCTTCAATCATTCTGCGTTCAAAGAACTGGCTTCTATCATCTGCTCTTGTTTGCATATATTCCATCTCCTTAATTGTAACAGTATTTTCAGCACCAGTTACAATACCATTATTTTTAATTCTCATAAAAATACTTGGAAGACATTCAGCATAAGCAGCCCATATTAACATAGGTTGAGCGAAATAATTTAGGAAGTTCTCATTTGTTTCTGTTAATGTATTACCTGATACTTCATACAATAAAGTCTTATAATATCTGGCACCCAAAATATATTCCATTTTTGTCTGTTGAACAACAGAAATAAAAGGTAATAACACCGAACTTGTTACATTCGGGTCAATATCTGTAAAGTTTTTAAGTTTTGTCTCACTTACAAGTAAGACATTTTGTGGAACTATACCTGGACTACTCATTTGTTATTGGATTTACTTCAGGATTATTTGTTGCTGGAACCTGAGTATCAACAACATCTTTATTTACATCATTAACATTTTCATGAACTGGTGCTACATCAGGAACTGTAACCATATCAAATTGTTTAACAACAATCTCTGCTGGTCTCTTATCTCTCAATAATAATAATTTCTCAAATACTTTTTTGATTTCAGTTTGAATTGGTTTAATAACCAAATGTTGAAAGTGGTCTTGTGCTTCTAAATGGTCAGGAGTTCCTAAACCACCAGGAGTAATAATTCCCAATAATTCAGGACTACTAATTTGATGTGATGTTAGAATTGCTTGTTGAACAGCAGCTGCCATTTCAATCCACATCTTATCACTTGAATTAGGTGTTATTTGTGTAACCTCTGGTGCTTGGTCTTTACCATCAGAAAAAGTTAAAAACAATTTACCAGCATTATTAGAACCACCATACTTGGCGGTCATATTGTTAAAGATTTGTTCTCTTTGTTCAGGATCGGGAATACCTGAATTGATGGCAACAAATAATGATGGTTGAAGATTATTACAAATGTTATTATACCACCAATTATAGATTTCTATTTCACTCGCTACAGCCGTGGCACCACCCCAATAACTTGGAGTAGCATAAAAATTATTACCACAACTATGAGTTGTATGATAAAAAACTTGGGATGGCTCTTCATTAAGAATATCAAATGATGCAAGTTTTCTTGGGATAAACTTTTTCGGGTAAGCCCAATCAGCACAATAATAATAATGATGTACTCTATCATATAAATCTGATTTTTCTGCTCTTAATTTGGAACAATCCATATAATACATCTCAAATCCCATATCTCTATCTTGTCTCCAAACTATATTGATACTAAAGGCTCCATACAAAATAAAATCTAATGCACATTTGCTCCACAAATCAAATAAACTATC